GCCCGGTACATTTCAGTCAGCGTCGCCTGCTCCCAAGCGTTGGTTCGGGTTACCACGACCTTGACCTTATCGGCCACCATCGAGTTTTCCAGCACCTCCTTGACCGCCTTGCGTTGTTCGGGTGGACCGACGATGCCTACACGGATTTCGTCCAAGACATTGATGAGGCCGTAATTGCAGACCGCCATCATGTGTTGGTTGAGTATCAACTGCCAGTTCCCTCCGCAGTAGATGTGGTAATAGTGAACGACTTTCATAAGGTCCAAAGGAGGGTTAGAAGGGTGATGATGAAGAAAATGGCTGCAAGCGTCTTGCCGATTTCGATGAGCAGGTCAAGGATGCGTTCGGGGTTCATGCCTCAAAGTTAAACCACAACATACTTCCCTGAGTTACTGACCCGTAACTTGTTAAGGGCCACATACCGCATAGCGTCGCAGGCGTGGTTGAACGAGTCTATCGGAACCCCCGTATTCTTGCCTTCCTTATCGGTCGCCCAAGTGTAGGACCGCAGTTCTTTGATAAGGTTTGTGCTATCCTTGGTTACCTGCAATTTAAAGCGTTTCAGGATGTCTATCCCGTTCCTGACCGAATCGGGGCCTTTCTCAGCAGGTTTGATGTTAAACCCCAAGCGATAGATTTCCTCAATGCTCTTGGGTTCGGCTGAATCCGCCACGATCTCCCAAGCCCTTGTGATGCCCAGCGTCCGCAACTTGTCTGCGATGTCTTGGTTGGTCAGGCCTGTTGCGTAGAGCAGTTCTTGGATGAGCAGGCAGTCCCCTTGGCGGTAGATAGCGACCAAGGCCGTAGGGTCGTTGCTGAACCCCCAGTCAAGCCCAAGGGCGACGAATTTCGCACGGCTGACATCAATACCCTCCACCACCTCGAAGTCCTCGTATATCGCACCCTGAAGCGTCCCGACCTGACCGAGGCCGTACACCTTCCACCAGTTCGCCCAATAGGCTGACGTTTCGGCTTTAGTGCGGTTTAGTTCGATGTCCCTCCTAATCGTATCAGGCAGAGCCTCGTTGTCCTGATAGGTCAGGATGAGCAGTTCGGAGTCGTCCTCACGCAAGACCTCGGTATGCGCCCAAAATTCGTGGGTCGGGTTGAAGTCGATGTAGATGGCCTCGCTGGTACGGATTGCTAACTGGTAGTAGGACTCAAAGTCGATGTTGTTCGCCTCGTTGATGAATAGCACCTGCCTCCTTGCACCCCGGAGCCTTGCCTCTTGGTCAGCCGAGAAAAACTCGATGGTGCTACGGTTAGCGAACTGGTAGGTCAGCAGGGTCTTGTTCCACCTTGACGGAACGAAGATGCCCTTGGCGATCATTATCTTGATGAAGTCCCGAATCGCACCCCTGCGAAGGTGAGGCACGGTTTCCCCCACTATACTGATTTCGGTCTTCTTCTTGCAAGCCTGCTTGATCAAGACGCAAAGAATGCTGAAGGTCTTGGAGGCCGAGGTCCCTCCTTGGATGACCCGTTTACGATGGGTCAGCGATTCAATCTTCCGCTTGGCGGTGGTGTTTATGACCTTCATCAATCATCTTCGGTCCATTGTTCAATAAAGACCTGATTCTCCTGCTTATCCACCAAAGAGTTCAGCCGTTGGGTGATGCTTGCGTTGTACTGACCGACCATACCCCCTTCGATTTGGTCTTGGCGGATGACCCGTTTTATGCGTGAACAGATGGCTACATAGTAGTCATATCGCTTGTCCCTGTTTGTGAAATAGGTCCCAAGGTCCTCAATGATACCTGCATCCGCACACCAGTTCTCAAAGCCTTCCAAGGTCAAAGGTCGCTCCAAAGGCTCATGCTGGGGGATAGCATCCTTGCCGGGGAATACCGTCTTGGTCCTTGGGTTTGCCTTGACCCCTGCCCGGTATGCCTCAAAGTACTCCCACATCTTTTCGGGAGTTTCGATGTACTTGCCGTTGCCCTTGCTGGTTCCCATTAGTATTCGATTTTGTCGATTAGGTCGCTTATCTTGTTTACGATTTTCATTTTCACTTCGTACTGGTTCGGGGCATTGGACTCGTCCACCGCTCCGATGCAGTCGCACAGGGTTGTAATGACCATCATGAGCGAGTCCATCCGAGCCTGCACTTGGGCTTCGTCATCCTTCGCCTTCGAGTTCGCCAAGTTCTCGGAGTTTATTTCTTGACCATGAGAGAGCCGACTTGCCACCCCAAAGAAGGTAGGAGATGTAACCGCAGTCCGAGGTATCGTCAGCGTTGTCGTAGTAGGTTTCGGCACGGGACAGGTAGGAGTGCATCCGCTTGATGGTTTCGACCGAGATGGGTTCGCCCTTGGACAAAGTGGCCGCCCTGACCTTGCCCGTTTGGGTGGCACACTTGTTCCCGTTGCGTTCGTTGAGTTCTATCCCTCGCTTGGCATTGGCCCGAATCTCTTGCCCGTAGTCGGAGTATGACTCGAACTGTTGCCTTTTGTGATTCTCCCACGTTGAGCCACAAACGGCAAGCCGTTGAGCCGTATCGGGAAACTCCGTGTTGACGCTGTTGTTGGACATACAGCGACCGATGAAGCCTTCTCTTGACTCGTTATTGTTCGGGATTGGCAGGGGCATTGCTTAGTGGGATTGTAACGGTGTTTTGGTTGGCTTCGGCAAACAAGTCCGCTTGTAGGTAAATGTATTGGAGGGCCGATTTTACGCAGTCTGCGCACCACCAATTCGTGGGGGGTCGCCCGTGAGCGGTCAGGATGGCTTGCAGTTCCCCAACCGCATCGGGTGGCAGTCGCATGGTCAGCGATGCCACATATTGGTCCCAGTACTTGCGATGCTTCTGGGCCACGATGAATTGGTCGGTTGTCATTTGAAGGTCCATTCCCGGATGATTATTGCGGTGGCAGATGAGGCAAGCCCAAGGATAGGAGCCAAGTACCATTGGCAGGTCGGCAGGGTCAGGGCAAAGCCAAGCCAAAACCCGAAGCAGGTCATGCACGAAAACGGCTTCCGCTTCGCAAAGGGCAAAGCGTAGAACCATCCCGGCAGCACCCGGAACTCCACGACCGCAAGGGTCGCTAAAGCACTAATCAGGATTGGAAAAACCAGTATATCCATTGGACTCGATTGCGGTTTTGATTTTGGCTTTGGCCTGTTCGATGGAGTAAATGATGCTCCGGTACGGGATGCCTGTTTCCCGGCTCATGGCCTTCATATTCCCCGTCTGCATGAGCAGGTTCAGCAGTTCCTTGTCGTACGGGAACGCTCCGTCCTTGGCCCAAGAGTCCATCTCTTGCTGGGCGATGGCCCAAAGGTCATCGAGCAGGGTGTCGTAGTCCTTGCTTAGTTCTTGGGTTTCGGGATCCACTTCAACCCGCTCGTCGTGATGACGGTACTTCTTGGCAAATTGATTATTGTTGCCCCGGTACAGGTTCATTATCAAACGAACGATGTAGAATCGCAGGTACCCTTGGACCTGCATCTTGGTAATCTTGTCGGGGTCTTTCTCCAGTAGGATCAGGACGACCTCTTGTTCGAGGTCCTTCCAAAGCGGATTGCCACCCGTAATGGTGAGGCAAGCCTTGCGGATTTCTCCGCTTCGATAAAGGTCAAGGATGGTAGCCTCTGCGTTCACTCACGCAAAGATGGAGGGGGTTCTCGCTAATGTTGCAAAAAATCCCGTGTCCTGTTCAAAACTTGTGTACGAAGAAACTTGATGTCCGGCCTTGCTCTCATGTTTTTGGCAAGGATTTCGAGGTTGTGCATGACCGTTGCGTGGTTCCTCTTGATGATACGCCCGATTTGGCAATAGGTGTAGAGGTATTCCGAGTAGGCGATGTCTGCGAAGATGCTGCGAGCAAGGACCAGTTCTTGGGTCTTGACTTCGCTCAATATATCATCGGGGCTGACTCCGACGACCTCTGCGGTATATCCGAGGATGGTGCGTGATATTAGGTCCATGTTAAAACGGGTTTGGGGGTAGAGGCATCCAATGGCTCACTTCGGTTAGGAACCAAGTTTGATGCTCGTAGTACCAACGGCCATCGCCCAGCCATGCGTAGGCTTGATTCATGTCGGTCGTAAAAATCAGGACAGGCTCGTAAGGTTCCGGCATCCGGTCCAAGCATTTTACCCATTCCATCGTCAGGCGTTTTTGGCTTGGAGGATACGACCGAGCAGGGTCCAGTTGACGGACCAAGCCTTGATGGTTTCGCTTTTGTCGGGGCGGTTGCAGTTGACGCATTCCTTGCGGATGTGCAGTTGCCAGCGTCGGAAATCGGTTGGTGTGGTTTTCATGGGGTTGGGGTTTAAGGTTAACGAATAAGGAAGTTGGCGGTCATTTTTGACTTAAAAAAATCTCGTACAATTCTTTAGTAGTTGCTTGAGAGTATGTTTCATTACTCCATCTGTATTTTATTGCACCATTAAAAGACACAGGACAAAATTCCCATTCATTTAATTCAATCCATTCGTGAAAATCGTCAAGCAATTTGTCAAAATTCAATTTTTCAAGTTCAGTTACATAATCAATTAATTTGTAAAATTCATCAAGTGCCAACCCTTTGGTAGAAGTTAAGCTTGACGACTTTATCATGTGTGCTTTTAAGTTTTCAATTTCTGGTTTCATGGGGTTGGGGTTTGGTTGGTCAGTTTATAGGCTGACGCTGGGGGAGTTTGGTCAGCGTGTAGGCTGACGATTATACCCGAATGTGTATAGTTTTTGGGTTTTTCTTTACATTATACCCGAATGAGTATAAATTTTGGGTTTTTCTATAAATTATATCCGATTGGGTATAGTTTGGTTGGCTTCACGCTGCAATTTTTCATTAATCGCATCAACAATCCATTTGCCTAATTCGTCTTGAAAACTTGCTGCTTTATCTTCATCTATTAAACCGCCGGGGGCTTTAAATAGGTTTTGTATTGCCCCCCATCCTCTCACGTCGGCAATTTTTTGATATTTGCCGTCTTTGCTTACACCCCAAATGGTTTGTCCACGTTCGTCATAGGTGGCTTTTGCCCCAATAAAATCTGTTACTTTCATAGGTTTAAGGTTTGAAATAGTTTGTACGCACCACACGAATCAGTCAGGGTCTTGACCTGTGGACCAAATCCGTTGCTACGGCTTAGCACATACTCGCAGGCGTTACCCTTGGCCCGGACCTCAATCACCCTCCAAGGGCGGTCGTTGGTGCAAGCGGTCAGCAGGAGCAGTAGTAGCAGTCGGGCCATGGAACAAATCTACACAACTATTCCACACTTGCGACCTAACAGGTAGGGTTTTCTTCTAATTCTCTTACAAAGGCTTTGAGTATCTTAATCAAGCCATTTCTTTCGTCGTCGCCTCTAAAAACCATTTCAATCTTTTTTACTGGCTCAACCCTTGATGTGTCGTCGTTCACATAGCATTCCATTGATGTTGACCCTGAATCTTGAAAGGTCATAGCCACATATCCTCCGTGTCCTGCGTGGCCTCCTTGAAAGCCAGTATGCTCAAGCGTTGCGTCAATGACGCAATGGCCGTTGTGGTCTAAAGTTAATTTTCTCATGTTTTGGGGGTTTAGTTGTTTGGTTTAATTGGTTGTAATTACTTTTTAAATTTATCTAAATCTTTGACTGGAAGGTTCCAGCAATCGGCCTTAAAAACCCATCCATTAACATCGGTACTTCCTTTTTCATTAAATTGAGCGTTCTTGAAAAAATCATCCTTTGATTTATAGCCCAATAAAAACCCGGTTCGCATATCTTCTAAGACCCTAACAAAAAAATAGAAATCGCATTCTTGGTTGATATTATGATTTGAAATGCTGCACAAAAAATGCTCTTCAGGATAAACGGTTGTTCTTTTGGTTTTTACGTCTATTCTAAAATCATTGATAATTAAATCATAATGATAGGTTGCCTCATTGTCAATTTTTGCTTCCCTTTTTTTGTAAAAATCATAGACAACTATCTCTCCAATGGCCCCGTAAATATTGCTTTTACCGCTTGTAATTGAGTTGTTTAAAACTTTAAAATCGTATAATTCATTAGCCCTTACCCTTTGTTCGTTTGTGATTGGTATGACTATCATAATTGAGTGATTAAGTTTTGAAAATCCTCCACGCTCCTGATGACCTCGTATCGGTAGCCTGCCTCTTGGACCACTCCCTGCCACCACTTCTGCGAGAGGGACTGCTTGCCCTTATTGGCCTTGAACTCAAGGAAGATGGCCCCTTTGTCCGATAGATAGGTCATGTCGGCCACTCCAGCGGTCAGGCCGATGCCTTTGAGAAAATGACCGTTCGTTCGGCTTCGTGGGTTGTTTAGGTTTAGGAACAACCGCCCTTCTTCGTGGGGCTTTAGGAGTTTGAACAACTTGACGCAGGCGGCTTGGAGAGTGTATTCGGGGGTCATAGCGGATATTCGTTGGCTTTGGTGTAGGGCAGTTGGCATTGGACTTGTGCGATTCCAAGGCTGCCATTCCTATTCTTTCGGAAGATGACCTCCATAAGATCCTGCTCTGCATTCTTGTCGTGTTCGTAGGGTCTGTAAACAAAAGCGATTTTGTCGGCATCGAACTCAAGTTGCCCGGTTTCTCGAAGGTCGGACATGATAGGCCGATGGTCTGCCCTGCCTTCCGTTGCCCGTGATAACGAAGAAACAACAACCCCGAAGACCTTCTGCCTCTTGCAGATTGCTTTGAGTTGCTTGCTGATGTTGGTCATCTGCTCAATCTTGGGCTTGGGTTTGTCAATCTTCGCAGGCTCTACGAGTTGCAGGTAGTCGAGGTAGAAACCAACGATTCCGAACTTGGCCTTGAGTTTTGCTATCTCGCCCTCGATTCGGTCGAGGTTTGCTTGATGCAGGTCCACGATGTAGAGAGGTTTGCCTTTGAGTTGGTCAGCCTTTTGGGCCAAGGTCAGGTACTGCTCGGTGCTGATACGCTCGTCGGGTTTTAGGAATGCAGAGCCGTCCATCGTTCCGAGGTTGGAAAGCATCCGCTGGGTCAGTTGGTCTGCACTCATTTCCATCGTGAAGAACACGACGGGGATTTCGGCCATGGCTTGATTCATCGCTATTTGGAGGGCGAGCAGGGTCTTGCCCATTGCCGGACGACCACCCACGAGGATGAACTCGGATGGCTTGAACCCGGTGCAGATGTTGTCAAGCGGTCGGATGAAGGTTTGGTAGATTTGGTCCTTCCGTCTGCCTTCCCGGACCTCGTTCATGTTAGCAAGGAAGTCCTTGGCGAGTTCGTGTGCAGATGTTTCGGAGGCGTTGGATTCGACGGCTTGGATGGATTGATAGCGTTGGAAGGCTTTGGGGATGTCCCGGTCATGGGCAAGTTCTTCCATGATTCTCGCTTCCTCCCTCTCCTTCCAAAGGTCGTGCAGGTCGGAGGCGTATGTCTTCCAGTTGCTTACAAGCCCTGCTTCGGGGTCGATGCCTTCAAGTAGGACGTGGGCTTGGCCTTGGTCTGCGAGGTGTTTGTAGACGGTAACGATGTCAATCTCTCGCTCTGCTTTGTGGAGGGATTCGATGGCCCTGTACAGGAGGACGTTGTTGCCTGTGAATAGGCGTTCAGGGATTTGGGTTAGGAGGACGGTTCGGTTTACGAACTTGTC